ATGCTTGCTGACCCGTTGCATGGATTGAATGATCCTAACTTCAGTGGATTGCTTGTACGCCATACTACTGAGGAACTTCGTGAGCTTATCCAGAAAAGTCAGGAACTGTATCCTAAAGCTATTCCGGGTATCAAGTGGTCAGAGCGTAAGTCACAATGGATTAGTCCACGTGGCGGTAGACTCTGGATGTCCTACCTAGATAAGGACATGGACGTTACACGATATCAAGGTCAGGCGTTTAACTGGATTGGCTTTGACGAACTTACACAGTGGCCTACCCCGTATGCTTGGGATTACATGAGGTCACGACTTCGTAGCGCACAGTCTAGTCAGCTAGGCTTGTACATGCGAGGAACTACTAACCCCGGTGGTGCAGGTCATGCTTGGGTTAAGAAGATGTTTATTGATCCAGCACCAGCTAATGAAAGCTTCTGGGCTACTAACATTGAAACAGGGGAAACTATTACGTTTCCTAGAGGACACAGCAAAGAAGGACAACCGTTGTTCAAACGCAGGTTTATACCTGCTAGCTTGTTCGATAATCCGTACCTAGCTGATACAGGCGACTATGAAGCAATGCTTCTATCTCTACCTGAGCATCAGCGTAAGCAGCTACTTGAGGGTAACTGGGATGTCAACGAGGGTGCAGCCTTCCCAGAGTTTAATAGGCGCATCCATGTCGTTGACCCTTTTGAGATTCCCCGTTCATGGACTAAGTTTAGAGCTTGCGACTACGGTTACGGATCATACACTGGTGTACTCTGGTTTGCAGTCTCTCCAGATGAACAGCTTGTGGTCTACAGGGAACTCTATTGCTCTAAAGTTACAGCTACTGATCTAGCTGATATGGTCTTGGAAGCTGAAGCTGAAGATGGTACTATTAGATACGGGGTGCTTGACTCCTCGTTGTGGCATAAGCGGGGTGATACTGGCCCGTCACTTGCAGAGCAAATGAACATGAAGGGATTACGTTGGAGGCCCTCTGATCGCTCTCGTGGCAGTCGTGTTGCTGGTAAGAACGAAATTCACCGCCGCTTGCAGGTAGACGAGTTTACTGAAGAGCCAAGGCTTGTATTCTTCTCTACCTGCACCAACACAGTAGCACAGATACCTAGCATTCCGCTAGACAAGAAGAACCCTGAAGACGTAGACACGAATGCAGAAGACCACTTGTATGACGCATTGCGTTACGGTATAATGACAAGACCACGTAGCAGCATATGGGATTACAATCCAGCTACACAGAACTCTGGCTTCCAAGCCGCAGATCCAACTATGGGATACTAACTAATGGCAGACATGGACGAACTCTCCTACGAAACAGATGATGTTGTCGCAGCAGAAAGCGAAACAGATAGCATCTTTGATTCTGTAGCTAGCATCGTATCCTTCGTAGAGTCTCGCTTTAAGCGGGCAGAAGATGCAAGACTTGGTGATGAAGAGCGTTGGATGCGGGCATACCGTAACTATCGTGGCTTGTATGGCCCAGATGTACAGTTCACTAGCAGCGAGAAGTCTCGTGTATTCGTTAAGGTAACTAAGACTAAGACGCTTGCTGCCTATGGTCAGATCATTGATGTACTATTCGGTAACAACAAGTTCCCTCTCACAGTAAACCCATCAGTTCTGCCAGATGGTGTTGCTGAGTCTGTACACATCAATATTGATCCTAATGCACAAGCTGCAGGTGCTACACTACGTGAGCCTTTCACAGACAGTGCTGCACCTACGTATCTCTTTGGGCCAGACACAAAACTGAAACCCGGTGAAACAATTCGTGATCTACAGGAACGACTTGGGCCACTACGTGATAAGCTTGCTCCTGTAAGCGATAAGATCATTGAAGGTGACGGTACTACACCTACAAGTGTTACATTCCATCCTGCTATGATTGCAGCTAAGAAGATGGAAAAGAAGATTCACGATCAGCTTAACGAGTCTGGTGCATCTAAGCATCTGCGTAGCATGGCATTCGAGATGGCATTGCTTGGCACAGGTGTCATGAAAGGCCCCTTTGCTCTAGACAAAGAGTACCCTAACTGGGATGAAGACGGTGAGTATGATCCTTTGATCAAGACCGTGCCTTCAACTAACAGTGTATCTGTGTGGAACTTCTATCCTGATCCTGAAGCTACAAGCATGGACGATGCAGAGTATGTGATTGAGCGTCACAAGATGTCTCGCAATCAGCTACGTGCTTTGAAGACACGCCCGTACTTCCTAGATGACGTAATCGAAGACGCTATTGACATGGGGTCTGACTACGTACGTAAAGACTGGGAAATGAAGATGGAGGATGACGATAGCATTTCTCCTGAGACTGAGCGTTGGGAAGTGCTAGAGTTCTGGGGCTTCGTAGACACAGACATGCTAGAAGAGAATGGCATTAAGATTCCACGTGAATTGCGTGACATGCCTGAAGTCAATGCTAACATCTGGGTAGTCAATGGCAAGGTCATTCGTTGTGTGCTTAACCCATTCAAGCCTGCACGTATTCCTTACTATGCTGTACCATACGAGCATAACCCATACAGCTTCTTTGGTGTTGGCATTGCTGAGAACATGGACGATACACAGACACTCATGAACGGCTTCATGCGTATGGCTGTAGACAATGCTGTGCTATCAGGTAACTTGCTTATCGAACTAGACGAGACTAACCTTGTGCCGGGCCAAGACATGTCAGTCTATCCGGGCAAGGTATTCCGCAGACAAGGCGGCGCACCGGGTCAAGCTATCTTCGGTACTAAGTTCCCGAATGTAGCACAAGAGAACATGCAACTATTTGATAAAGCGAGAGTGCTTGCAGATGAATCTACTGGATTCCCTAGCTTTGCTCATGGTCAAACTGGTGTTTCCGGTGTTGGTCGTACAGCTTCTGGCATTAGTATGCTTATGTCTGCTGCTAACGGTAGTATTCGCACGGTTGTTAAGAACATTGATGACTACTTACTTGCACCGATAGGACGTTCATTCTTTGCATTCAACATGCAGTTTGACTTTGATCCTGACATTCGTGGTGACTTGGAAGTACGTGCTAACGGTACAGAAAGCTTGATGGCTAATGAGGTACGCTCACAGCGCCTCATGCAGTTCTTGCAGGTAGCAAGCAACCCAATGCTAGCACCATTTGCTAAGATGGACTACATCATTCGTGAGATTGCTAAGAGCATGGACTTAGACCCTGACAAGGTGACTAACTCTATGCAGGATGCGGCTATCCAAGCTGAGATCATGAAAGGCTTCCAGCAGCCTGCACAAGCCCCTCAAGGCGCTCCTATGGGGCCTGAAGGCCAAGAAGTAGCTGGAGCCTCTCCTATGGACGCTACAGGCGCTGGAGGAGGCACTATTGGTACAGGCGTAGCACCAGCACCGGGTGAACAAGGATTCTCTGGTAATGTCGCTTAAGTCATTCGTCAATAACAAAGCTGAGTGGGATGCATTCCTTGAGGCGCTAGATAGTGAAGTATCTATCTATCATAAGCGTCTAGAGCAAAGCGACAATACTGTAGACATTTACAGAACACAGGGCTGCATCATGGCCTTGAACAAACTTAAGTATCTGAGGGATAAAGTTAATGGACAAGGCTAATCAGATGGAGTTCCTCTTTGAAGAGGGTGGCATGGCAGATGACGGGCTTGATCGTGATCCTGTAAGCGGTAATGAAGTACCATCTGGTTCTATGTCTGAAGAAGTACGTGACGATATTCCTGCACAGCTTAGTGAAGGTGAATACGTAGTACCTGCTGATGTCGTACGCTACTATGGTGTAAAGTTCTTTGAGGAACTACGTGGCGAGGCTAAGGAAGGTCTTGGCGAGATGGAACGTGATGGTCGTATTGGTGGTGAGCCTGTAGACATGGAAGGCGATGACACTGATCTGACTCCTGAAGAGATGGCAGAACTTGAGTCTATCATGGGTATGGCTGTAGGTGGATATGTAGAGCCTGCACCTAAAGCTGTTGGTAACACAGATGGCATGGCTGATCAGATGGCTCGTGCATTCCAAGAAGGTGGGTCTGTACCTCCTGCATCAACACAAGTCTATGAAAGCTTCCTTCCTCAGTTTGGAGCAGGGTTTAGCTTTATGGGCGCTCCTGTAACAACAGGTGATACTACTGTACCAACTACCCGTAATGTTACATTGTATGGGCCTAATGGTGAGATTGTCAGTCTTATCTTGCCTTCACAGCAAGCTTTGTATGATGACTTAATTTCACAAGGCTATAGCACACAACCTGTAGCACAAGTACAAGCACCTCAACTACAAACACCTAGTGATGATAATGAACAGCAGCAAGCTCCAGAACGTACGGGTATGTCTCAGTATGGCTCTCTAGGTAAAGTAGATTTCTC